GGAGGTGCCTGCGGTCTGTTGAGATCGTTTGTTAGTGTGTTAGTCGGGGAACTTGTTCCCCATTTTTTATAACTCAAGGAGAATTTATGTTTCAATTTACAAAGTTCGTAGTGGTTGATTCTACCGACCACACCACAGGCATGCTGCTTGTATCTTTCCGTAACAAGTACATCGTGTACAACGCCAGTCGGCGTCGTGTCATGACTGATGTCTTTCGCACATCCCGTGCGATCGATGTTGCCATGCTTATCACTGACGCTAATCTGTCTTTGTGGTTCAGTCACGACAACTATCGTGTCAGTCCCCGTCATGTGGTCGAGTCGCTGTCGTTTGCCGATGCTGTTCTGTATACCAATGACCGATATGATATCAATGCGATGCTTCGTGCTACGCTCACGCCTACAAGTGTGCGTGATGGCAGTCGTGGTCGTATTGAGCGCCAGCGTATATCCAATCGTGTCGATGTTATCGTCAACAGGTACACCGAAAAGCAGGATGGTGTTGTGCATACAGCCGAGCCACACGCTAGGTTCAAGGACGGGTTCTACTACAACGCTGCTATCTACAAGCTAGCTCGCAACACCTTCAAGGCGTTCGGTCACTTGCTTGCCCGTGCCAAGGCGGGTGATGAGTCCATAACCAACGATCAGTTGCGTTCAGCGTTCTTCGATCTGGACAATCGCTATCACGACTTCACTGCTCATATTGAGCGTGCGTTCGATGCACTCACTGAAACAGGCGACTTCGGCATTGTGCATTGCGACTGCGGTCACTACGAGGATGAGAACAACACACACGAGGTGCGTAGGGATACGTGGTGCGACTCATGCTTCAGCGATGACGCTGTGTATGTCGAGGATGAGAACGAGTACTGGCCTCGTGACGATGCGTACTACTCTGAGTCTCGTGATGCGTACTACTCGTATGATCGTGATGAGGATGACGATGGTGATGACGATGACTATGATCGTGAGGAGCGCAGTCAGCCTATCATGTCGTACTCTACCAATGTGCTTGACATCATCGATACCAGTTCTGGTGTTCAGTCCTCTCACTTCGGTGAGTTCACTATGGGCATCGAGCTTGAGATGACTTCGGGCGACAGCGACACACGCTCAGCTGCTGAGTCTGTGCGTAGCCGTTTAGGTTCCGAGTACTGCATCATCAAGAGTGACGGCTCGCTTCCATCCAACGGCTTCGAGGTCGTGACTTCACCGCAAGGTCTAGCCAAGCACATCGAGGTGTTCAAGGCATGGGAGATCGACCCTACCTATCGTGCATGGAACACGGGCAAGTGCGGTATGCATATCCATATCGACTCTCGTGCCTTCACGCAGTTGACTGTTGGCAAGTTCCTCATGTTCATCAACAGCTCTGGCAACGTTGACTTCATTCGCAAGATTGCTGGTCGCCATCCCGCTGTCGATGACCAAGCCCGTACGTACTGTGCAGCAGAACATCAGTCTATCCTTACCAACCCCAAGAAGGCTGTCAAGGGTAAGTCGGGTGAGCGCTATCGCATGGTCAACATGATGAACCTAGGCGATCGTGAGGCTAGGCGTCTTGGTCTTAACATGGACAACAGCTACAACGGCAGGTACAACACTGTCGAGCTTCGCATCTTCCGTGCTTCGCTCAAGAAGGAACGACTGCTTGCACAGATCGAGTTCACCCATGCCGCTGTCATGTTCTGCCGTGTCGCATCGTGGCGTGATCTCAACGGCACATCGTTTGTCAAGTGGCTCAAGACTGTGGCGGGTCAGTATCCTGCGCTAGTCAAGTGGTATGGCGTGCGTAATGTACACACATCCACACCGACAGTTATAGCGCCAGCTCAGGACACATGCACTGACGCTGTGCCTCCTCCTGTTTCACGGGACTATCGTCACCCACATGGCCAGAATCATGGGTATCACTTAGTGATACCTCACGACAACGGCTTCGGTATGAGCAACTACGCTAGCAACAACAACCTGTACTTCACGTACTTCCGCTGTGCTACGTTGCAACTACAGCTTGTCGTGTTCCCATACTCAGGCGATGAGTCAACGATTGGTCGTGACGATGTGATCTACGTGCATGACATTGTCGACGACGTGTGGCGTCTGCAAGAGGACGACTTCAACGCAATCATTCGTGAGCACAACCCTGTGCCCGCTAATGCACCTGCAACTGCAATCTAACCAACAACAACCAAACGGGGAAAACTTTCCCCATTCTTTTACCTCAAGGAGTTTCATTATGTGTTTAATTATTACTGGCAAGTCTTCCAAAGTTCGTTCAACTCTGCTCGATACACACGGGCTACTGAGCGATATCTTTACCTCCAACCCTGACGGCATCGGCTTTATGTACGGCACTGCCAAGGGACTCAAGGTGACCAAGACTTTGCCTAAGAATCTCGGCGATGCTACTGCGTTCATCCATCGTATCCCCAATGACGATCGTGAGATTGCCATTCACTTCCGCTGGACTACGCACGGCAAGACCGATATGCTCAACTGCCATCCCTATGATGTGATCCCTGGCTTCATCGCCATGATGCACAACGGCGTACTGCACACGGGCAATGCTGCTGACAAGAACAAGTCAGATACGTGGCACTTCATCAACGACTACTTGCACAGCGCTGTGTCTGCATCGCCTGACCTTGTCTACGATGCGGGCTTCGTGTCTATGATGGAGGAGTTCATCGGCAACAATCGCTTCGTGTTCATGAATGGCGAGGGTCGTATGCAACACGTCAACTTCGAGCAGGGTGTCGAGCATGACGATATGTGGTTCAGCAATACCTACGCTTGGACTCCATCGCGTCTCATCCCTAGCTACAAGAGCACGACTGCACTCAAGTCTTACAAGTATGCCAGCGCCTATGGCGACTACATGGATGACGAGTATGACGAGATGTATGACTACAACGCAAGCTTCGGCATTCATCCACGCAGTGTCAGCGCACACAACGCTGCCTACGATGAGACAGCGTTTGACTTTCCCGCTGATGAGGATGGCTTCGTGCAACCCACACCAGAGGACATCATCACTGCGCTGGGTGAGGCTGACATAGAGACGATGGAGATATGGCTTGACCAGATGCCTGCGTATACCATCACTACGCTACTGCACTGCTACGAGGCTATGCCTCTGAGCTACACGCATCGCGATGACTTGTGCGTTGCCGAGCAGGGTGTCTACGATATGCTGATGGAGGGTGATGCCTCTGGTCTTATTAGCTCAGCTACCAAGTCGTATGGCGCGGTCAGCGTCATCGCTGAGGTCGTCTGCTACTACCTGCACTGGGATGTACGCAAGCCTGTATCGTTCAAGCCAACATTGCCTGCACTGTTGACTTAATGTGTAGCGGGGGTTCGCCCCCGCATTTTTAACCAAAGGAGAAAGTAAATGAAAGTAAAAGAACTGATCGCACTACTACAACAGTGCAACCCAGAGACGGAGGTGTATACCTTCAATGACCATGACATCCACGCAATTCACGCTGTTGACGAGATTGATGAGTGGGTACACCTTAACTTAGGAGAGCAACAATGATGACTGGATGGGAAAAGTTTGAAAGAGTAGTACTTTTGTTATTGGTAATTGTACTTATGGGGGATCTTTTATATTGGAGACCCTATTGACAGCTGTCTACTCTTGGACAATATAATACTCACTCAAGGAGAAAATAATGAGCACACCACCTTACGACACGGGTAAGGTCAAGATCGGCTTGACCCATGTACGCCCCCTTCCCCCACATACGCCCGAGGATGACTGGGCGCAATCCATCTTGCTTGGCGATAAGCAAGGTTTATCCGAGGAGGCTGTTACCTGCATTCAGTCCCTCATCGTTATCGCTCTCATGATAATCGGCGTCTTTGTACTAGGAGGATTTAAGAATGCCTGACATCCAAACTGCCTTTAAAACCGCACTTAGCAGAACACTGCAGGAGTGGGAGTCTGACGGGGAACTTGTTCCCCAAACTACTATCAACACTACTATCAACAACTCTGCACCCACACAACCAACCACACAACCACCCATGACCAAACAACTTTTCCCCGTTAAAAACAACATCTCACGTATCACATTTAACTACGTGCGTGACAACCCCGGCTCCACTCGTAAGGAGATTCTGCAAGCTCTAGACTACCAAGGCTTTGGGCAAGGATCGACCTCGTCTCTGCTGTCACAACTGTGCAAGAATGGGTTAGCCCACACCAAAGATGGTTTGTACTACGCAGACGTACCCGAGTACCGCCCATTAAAGAACTTGAAAGCGATTAAGAAAGCTACGCCCGAAGTTAAGCGCAAGTACGAGAAGAAGTCCACGACAGGCATTGGTGCGTTACTACAGGCTAAGCTAGAGAACACCCCAGCGCCCGTTGCCCCTGAGTACACAGCACCTAAACAGAAAAGCTTTCTCACTACGCTTGTACGCACCAAAACGCCTAGCGACATACTCAGTGACCTGACTGTGTATCAAGCGCGTGAACTGTACGATCACCTGAAGAAAATATTTGGAGGCTGACATGACAGACGAAGAAAAGAAACGCATGGCGTTCCTTGAGCGTGTGGAGCAAGCGGCAAGAGCCGCTTTCAGCGCCTTTAATGAGTCCCACGACTACGCTGTATGGGACAGGGCTTTGGACAAGCTAGACGCTGTATTAAAGGAGAAGAACACATGAGAGGAACTGGATTTGGAAATGTTGTTGCTCAAAACGTTGCGGCTCTTAGGGCACAACAAAGAAACGAAAAGCGCATGAACAGCAAATGGAAATGTTGTTGGAAATGCCAAAAGGACAAAGACCCTCGTGGCGGGTTTCTCCGAATACAAGCGGGGCTACACAAATTTATTTGCAAGGATTGCATGGACGCCAAAGAGAAAGAAAGGAGTATGAAACTTGAAGAGCAATCACAACATAATTCGTGAGCTACTCAAACAACACCCCAATGGTTTGAAGTCAAGAGAGATAGCCGCGATAACCGGCATAGAGAAGCGCTCTGTCAACAAAGCATTGGAGAATGTGTTTGGTGTGTACATCGCTCGGTGGGAGAGGTCTGCCTTTCGTAACACACTGTCGGCAGTGTGGGTCGTTGTTAACGTGCCTGACAACTGCCCAAGACCGGATAGCATTGGAAGGCTATTTTATGAACCAATAAACAACCCAGCTGACGCTGTGTTTTTAAACCGAAAGAGAGAGATCAATGACTAGCGCTAATCAAACTCAAGTAGCAGGTACTCACTACAGGACCAAACCCATACAGCCGTGGGATTACATTGTTGCAAACAACATCGGCTACTTGGAAGGAAATGTAATAAAGTATGTGTCTCGTTGGAAAGACAAGGGCGGTGTTGATGACTTACGCAAAGCACAGCACTACCTGACCAAGCTAATAGAAACACAGGTGAAGTAATGGCTGCAACCCCCGAATCCAAAGTCAAGAAGCGCGTGCGTGAGGTGCTGGACAAGCTAGACATCTACCACTTCATGCCACCAGCCAATGGCTTTGGTCGGGCGGGTATTCCGGACATCATAGCCTGCATGGACGGACATTTCATAGCGATTGAGTGCAAAGCTGGCAAGGGCACAACCACAGCCCTACAAGACCGAGAACTCGACCGCATACACAACGCAGGCGGTACAACATACATAGCAAGGGAGAGCAACATAGATGAACTACAACAGATACTCAGGGAGAAAAGAAGTGGCCTTTGAAGACATGATGACTCAGGCAGAGCTTGAGCGCAGGGTATCCGCCATGTCAGACGAAGAGCAATCGCATTTCAAACTTCTCATACAGAAACTCGTGCTGTGCTACGGCGAAGGCAACGCGCAAGGCGTGGTCATAGTGGGCAGGGCAGAAGATCAACTAGCAGGGGTCGTTACGCTTAACTGTAACGAGATGGAGGCGTCGCAACTGCTGTTGGCGGCAAACGATTTTTTCGGCTTTCTAAACACCCTAGGCGCACCACCCAAGGAGAAGTTTAATTGACACAAGATGAAATCATTAAGATGCTCAGAGCATCGTGCGACAAAGACAAAGTAGACCCTGAGCAAAATGGCTTTTGGGTAATTCATACTCCAGAACTTGAAGCCTTTGCCAAACTGATAGCACAACATGAGCGTGAGGCGTGTGCAAAGTTAGAAATTGAACTAATTTTGTCGCCTGCTTTTTTTGCAACTATGGGTGAATATGACGCACATAAAGATGCTGTTCTTGCTTATCGCAATTTGATCCGAGCAAGGGGTCAGTCATGACCAAACCATTTGACAAAATAATAACCATCGACTTCGAAACCTACTGGGACACCAAGGAAGGTTACACGCTAACCAAGATGACAACCGAGGAGTACATACGCCATGAAAAATTTAGCGCGTTCGGAGCTTGCGTCCATATATACGGAAGCGATGAACCAACTAGATGGTTTGGAGATGCAGAACTACGTGAATACTTCGATGGTGTCGATTGGGGACGAACCGCAGTGCTTGCGCACAACGCACAGTTCGATGTATCCATTATGGAGTGGGTCTACGATACACATCCAGCCTTCATCTTCGACACGCTATCAATGGCGCGAGCTCTCAGAGGCGTTGAGGTTGGCAACAGTCTCGCCAAACTTGCAATCGATTTTGGTCTTCCCGCCAAAGGAACAGCCGTGTATTCGACAAATGGTGTGGCCGAGCTGGACGAGGTCATGGAATCTGAGCTTGCAGACTATTGCAAACACGACGTACATCTATGCGAAAGAATCTTTGATCGACTGGTCAAAGGGTATCCACCGAAGGAGCTTCGACTCATAGACATGACGCTGAAGATGTACACCCGTGCATGCTTGCAACTTGACCCCAACATGCTAACTGACGCCATACTAGAGGAGAAAGAAAC